GTCGTATCAAAGTCTACATTGATCCATACTTCCCAGTTGGTTCAACATCCGAATTTGCTGTAGTTGGTTACAAAGGCACAAACGCATACGATGCTGGTATGTTCTACTGCCCATATGTACCGCTGCAAATGGTTCGTGCAGTCGATACTGGTACATTCCAGCCAAAGATCGGCTTCAAGACTCGTTACGGTCTGGTAGCAAACCCATTCGCAGAAGGCACCACACAAGGTCTTGGTACTCTGAATACTCAGAGCAACAACTACTACCGTGGTTTCCGTATTGCGAACCTGATGTAATTAAAAAAACCGCCGTAGAGTGGTTCTTTAAAGAGGCTCCTTCGGGAGCCTCTTTTTTTATGGTGCATAAATAAGAGTATGACAGTTCTTACACGCAATCCAACAAATCCTAATTCGTTACAGCCTAACAAGTTTACGCTGAACTTGGCTCGTACACCGAATCTGCAATACTTTGCACAAACAATTTCTTTACCTGGTCTTTCTACTTCAGAAATTCCCGTACAAAACCCGTTTGTTGAATTGTACGCACCTGGTGAAAAAGCAATCTATGATGTGTTGAATGTCACCTTTATTGTTGATGCTGAAATGTTATCTTGGTTAGAAGTGCATGACTGGCTTCGTGCAGTAACATTCCCAACAGAGTATGAAGAATATCAAAATTTAGATAAACTAAATCAATTTGCTTCAGCGATACCAACAAAGTTACCACAATATTCTGATGGTGCGGTTACTATTCTTTCTGCATCAAACAAACCTTATTACCGCTTTAACTTCAAAGATTTATTTCCAATATCACTATCTGGTTTTGTTATGTCATCTACTGATACACCAGATACAATCATCACGGCAGACGCTACATTCAGATTTACCTATTATAATGTAGAAAAATTATTCTAATTGTGATATACTCCTAAACGGAGGTATACTATGACTAAACTTGACGAAGTATTACAAATGTGGACTGCGGATTCTAATATCGACCGCACCGAACCAGGTAAAGCACTGATTGATATTCCCAAACTTCACTCAAAGTATTTGAACATTCTTTCTTCACATCGGTTGTTAGCCAAAGAAGCAGAATTCAATTACAACAAGTGGCGTAAATTAAAATGGGAATACTACACAGGCCGACTTGATGAAGATGAACTTGAGAAGCGTGGTTGGCAACCATTTCCATACACACTCAAATCTGAGATCAATACATACTTAGAGGCGGATGAAGATATCAACAAATATCTGGCAAAAAAGTTATTGCATGAAGAAATTGTTGAAGTCTGTCAGGCAATACTTAAAGAACTAAACAACCGAACATGGGAACTTCGTTCATTCATTGACTGGGAAAAATTCATACAAGGTGTTTGATTTAATATTATATAAACAAAATGAAGCATTCATCAGGTTTGCGTGTGAGAAAAGTGTCGCACAAGAACTTGCAGACTACTTTACTTTCTTTGTACCTGGTTATCAATTCATGCCAGCGTACAAGAATCGTCTTTGGGATGGTAAAATAAGACTTGCTGACTTACGCACATACACTATCTACCACGGTCTTGTACCTTACATTGAGAAGTTTTGTGAAGAAAGAGATTACAAACTTGAGGTTGATGCTGCTGTAAACAATGCAGAGAGTTTTTCAGCATTGGAGGCCAATGAGTTTTTGGAGCAACTTCATTTGGACAAGACCATTATAACAGAAGGTGTAAGGGAGTATCAATACAAAGCATTCATTACTGCCGTAAGAAAGAAAAGAATGTTGTTGTTATCACCCACTGGTTCAGGTAAGTCACTAATACAATACCTCATTCTTCGGTATCTTCAATACAAAGATTACAGAAAAGGATTATTGATTGTACCAACAACATCACTTGTTGAGCAAATGTATTCCGATTTTAAGTCTTATGGTTATGATGCAGAAGAATATTGTCACCGTCAATACTCAGGCAAAGATAAGCATACAGATAAGTTCTTGACCATTACTACATGGCAATCTATCTACAAGAATCCACCAGAATACTTTGAACAGTTTGACTTTGTATTGGGTGATGAAGCACATCAGTTCAAAGCAAAGTCTTTGACCACAATCATGACGGGTTTGAAGAATGCATCATATCGTATTGGTTGTACGGGTACAGTTGATGGCACACAGACACACAAACTTGTGCTAGAGGGTCTATTTGGTCCTGTGTATCAATCTACCACTACCGCTAAATTGATTGAAAACAAACAACTGGCAGACTTCCGTATTAAGTGTTTGGTATTGAAGTATCCAGAAGAAGTGTGTAAACTATCCAGAGGATGGGACTATCAATCTGAAATAGACTACATAGTTAAAAGTACCGCAAGAAACGAATTCATTCGTAATCTTGCACTGTCATTAGAGGGTAATTCACTTATACTATTCAATCTTGTAGAGAAACATGGTAAACATCTACATAAAATGATTGAAGAAAAAGCCACCAATCGCCATGTGTTTTTTGTTTATGGTGGCACCGATGTAGATGTTCGTGAACAAGTTCGTGCCATAACCGAAAAAGAAAATAACGCTATCATTGTTGCATCGTACGGCACTTTCAGCACAGGTATTAACATTCGTAATCTGCATAATGTTATTTTCGCATCACCATCTAAATCAAGGGTAAGAAATCTACAGTCAATTGGTAGAGGTCTTAGAATAGGTGATAACAAAACTGAGGCCGTTCTTTACGATATAGCCGATGATTTTCGTATAGGTAAACATGTGAACTATACCTTGCAACACTTGCAGGAGCGTGTTAGGATATATGATGAAGAAAAGTTTAAGTACAAGTTTTACAATATAGAGGTCAAGAATGCATAACGTTAAACTAATAAGAATGCAGTCTGGTGAAGATATTATGGCTTCTATGCTTGAAGATGAGAACTCTGATCAAATACAAGTAAATGATCCCATGCGTATTGTGTTTCGCCGTTTACCAACAGGTCAAACGGTCATGATGATGATGCCTTGGTTACCAGTTGAGTTGATCAAAGAAAACTCTGCCATGATTTACTATTCAGATATCATAACTGTTGTTGAGCCAAAAGAATCAATGGTAAGATATTATGATAAACTTGTTGAGCGAACAATTGAAGAAATGGCAGACTCAGATAAAATGATTGAAGGTCTGTTAGAAGAACAAGAACAAGATGAAGATGATGTACAACATCAAATGATAGAAGAAGTAATTCAAAGTATACAAGAAGCGAAGAATAAAAAACTTCATTAATAGGAATTTTTGTTATGTCAAAAGTGGTGACATTTGTGATACCAAGCAGTGCGAAGCAGGCTTACCAAGACCTGTCGCAAAAATATTCGGCTATTGAACCGCCGACATGGGCATTGCTGTTAGCACAAGCCGTTCGAAAAGAAGGTTACGACCCATGCATTCTTGACTTTGATGCGGACCCATCACCAGACCTTGAGCATTCGGCTCATCGTATCTCTGCTACGAATACTGACATAGCAGTATTTGTTCTTTACGGACAAAATCCAAACTCAGGCACCACAATGATGATTGGTGCTTCAAGACTAGCAACACAACTCAAACTTATTCGACCTTCAATCAAAATTGTATTCATTGGTTCTCATGCATCTGCATTGCCATATGATGTGATTGGTTTGCCATATGTTGATTTCGTATTCATCAATGAAGGTGTGTATGGTTTATTAGACCTGCTTCAAACAAACTACAAAGATCACTTAGACAAAGTTCGTGGACTTGTTTACAAGAAACATGGCTTTGCTGCAACAGGTGCACCAGGTGAGATTGTCAAAACAGAAGACATGGATCGTGTAATGCCTGGTTACGCATGGGATTTGTTGCCAGGTGGTTTCAACAAATATCGTGCCCACTATTGGCACTCAAACTTTCTTGATGAAGGTCGCACACCATTCGCAGCAATCTCTACATCATTAGGATGTTCATTTGGTTGTAATTTCTGTATGATTAACATTGTGAATCGTACATCATATGAACAAGGTATCGTATCAGCAGATTCTCGTGGTATGCGTTTCTGGTCACCTGAGTTGATGCTCAAAGAGTTTGAATATCTTTGGGAAAATGGTGTGCGAACAGTTCGTTTAACAGACGAAATGTTTTTTCTGAATAAGAAATATTATGTACCTATTCTACAAGGCCTTGTTGATCGTGGTATGAAATTTAACTTTTGGGCTTATGCTCGTGTAGATTCTGTTCGTAAAGATCAACTTAAACTATTCAAAGATGCAGGTGTGAATTGGCTTGCACTTGGTATTGAAGCAGGTAATCCACAAGTGCGCCTAGAAATTGATAAAGGTCGTTTCAAACAAGTTGATATTCGTGAAGTTGTGCAAGACATCAAAGATGCTGGTATCAATGTGCTTGGTAATTACATGTTTGGTTTTCCAGAAGACACTCATGAAACAATGCAAGAGACACTTGACCTTGCATTAGAATTGAATTGTGAGCATGCAAACTTCTATGCAGCAATGGCACTGCCTGGTAGTCCATTGTATATGGAAGCAGTAAAAAATGGTTGGGATTTACCACAAACATTTGAAGAGTTTGCGTTTCTTTCTTATGATTGCAAACCATTACGCACAAAGTCATTGAGTGGTGCAGAAGTATTGAAGTTTCGTGATGAAGCATGGCACAAATACTTTTCACATGAGCCATTTCTAAATCTTGTTGAGAATAAATTTGGCACACAATCAAGACAGAACATTCAAGAGATGTCAAAGATTAAATTGAAGAGGAAGATACTAGGTGACTAAGCAAGAACTTATAGAATTTGAAGAGAAGATGGCAGAGCATTTTAATAATGCTCGTATTCGTGCGCCAATTCATCTTTACTATGGCAATGAAAATGAACTGATTAAAATCTTTAAAGATATTCGTTCAAAAGATTGGGTGTTCTGTTCATGGCGTTCACACTATCAATGTTTGCTGAAAGGTGTGCCACCAGAACAATTAGAAAAAGATATACTAGAAGGTAAATCAATCTCACTATGCTATCCAGAGTTCAATATCTACTCATCAGCAATCGTTGGTGGTAACATACCAATTGCTGTTGGTGCTGCAATGGCTATGAAGAGAAAAAAGATTGATACAAAAGTTTATTGTTTTGTTGGTGACATGACTGCTGAATCGGGTGTCTTCTCAGAAAATTTAAAGTAC